CCGACACCCTGTTCAACAAAATCAAGAACATCTTCAAGAATATGCACTACCTCTGGCTCCAGTTTTTCTTCCGGGATTTGGTTGAGGGCGGCAAGCTGGCAGCCCTCGGCTACAAGATGCCTGACATTCCGGAATCCGGTGGGCAGCAGGATGCGCCCCGGGAAAATGAGCCTGATTCGCCGAATCTCCCCGGGGAGGCCGAACCGCTGGAAGAAGTCGAGGAGGACGAGGAGGACGAGCCCACCTCGGATGAACTGACGCAGGCCACCGAGATTGCCCGGCAGAACAACGGCATCACGCAGGCCATGTTGGAGGAAAAGATGGGCGTGACCGCAGAAAAGGCCATTGCGCTGTTGGATGATATGGAATCCGCAGGCGTGATCGAGTTCTCCAACGGGCACTACACCCTGGCCGCTGCTGACAGCGAGGAGGAGTAACCTATGGCAAAGGCAGCAGTGACCCGCAGCATCCGGGATGACCACCAGAAGAACTTCCTCAAAATCTTCAATAGCCTGACTGGAAAGCACAGCCGCTGGGAGATTTGGGAGGACTTCGTCACCCTGACGGCCATCGAGATCTCGAACAGCACGGACAAGGTAAATGCCCCAGAGCGAACCAAGATGTATCAGACCATCGTTTCCAAATACTCCGCCAAGGAGCGGGAGGGCATGGCTGAAATGCTGGGCGAGGTAATCATGGGCATGGAGCAGAATCCTGACCAAGACTTCCTCGGTTCGCTGTACATGATGTGCGAGTTGGGCAACGACCACGCCGGGCAGTTCTTCACTCCCTACGATGTGTGCCGCTGCATGGCCGAGATTACGTTCGACCCGAAGCTGCACCCGGACATGGAGGGATTCATCTCGGTATCTGACCCGGCCTGTGGTGCTGGGGCCACGCTGCTTGCCTTATTGAACGTCTGCAAAAGACGGAATATCTGCTACCACAACAAGGTCCTTGTCATAGCCCAAGACATTGACTTCATCGTTGGGCTGATGTGCTACATCCAGTGCAGCTTCATGGGCTGCGCTGGATATGT